TATGTCTTAACTTCGGAGCAACAAAGGAAGAAACTGAAGACATTATACAAGATATGTATTTAAAGCTATTGACTGATGTTGATTTAAACAAGATTAAGTACGGCGAAGATAGTGTTAATAGGTACTACATCTACAAAATGCTAAAGAGTTCTTTTATAAACTTAAAGAGAAACAAACTACTTAACAATTCTTACCAACTAAACGAAGAACTTAATCTTACTGATTCTGATGATTACGACTATGCTAAAGACCAAGCATTAGAAGATATAATAAAAGATATCAAGATTGAATTATCTACAAGGAGAAGGTCTCTACAGAGGTTATTTGAACTATACTACAGAATACCCCTAAACAGTAGTAAGTTGTATGAAGGAGAGAACTTGTCTTATAGGGATATAGCAAGAGAATCCAATATTAGTTTAAGTACTGTGTTTAATGATATGAAAGAGTTAAAGAGTATTATAGGTATAAAAAGAGAGGATATAGAAGACTATTTCAACAAAGACTATGATAAGCTCTAAGGAGGTTAGATGGTGTTGGAGAAGTCAAATATTCATATCTCCTGTTCCAATAAACAACAATTCAGTTTACATAGAAGTATATAGGATTGAATCAGGGAATAAGATTACCTTAAAAAAGGGAGTAAAGAAATATAAACAGAAGACTGACAAGGATAAGAAGGAGTTATACAAAGCGGTTTACGAAGGTTATAAATATTATTATAATAAATTAAATAAAGATGAAAGCAGATAATTATTACAAAGATTTACAAGACAAGGGTTACTACGAAACAATAGATAAGCGTAGTAAAGATTACAGAGAGTATAAGGAATGGAAAGCATCAAAGGAATTTGAGACTATTAAAGCTAATGTAGAGTTTCATAATGAGAACAGTAGAGTTGGTTTAGGAGATGTTGTAGAGAAGATTACAGAAGCTACAGGTATTAAGAAATTAGTTAAAGCTATTGCAGGAGATGATTGTGGTTGTGATGAACGTAAGGAGAAATTCAATAGAGCAAAGAATTGGAGGACTAAGAAAGTAAACTGCATCTCTGAAGAGGACTACAAGTGGACTGTAAGTGTATCACTTAAATCTAAAGTAAGATGGAAGAGAGAAGAGACTGTAAGATTAGTTTCAGTTTACAATAATGTATTTAACACTAAGATTAAGCCTACAAGTTGTGGTTCTTGTGTTAAGAGTTATAAGGACAAGTTAGTGCAATACTTAGAAATCTACAATAGTTAATGAGACTTATCATAGATGCAGATAGCATTATATTCTCTTCAGCAATCACTTGCGATACATTAGAAGAAGCAAAGGTTAAGTTTCAATCTCACTTAGATTACCTTTTAAGAGATTTAAGCGACATTTGTGAGTTCGATGATATTTGGATATGCAATGGCTCTACAAACAACTTCAGAGTTAAGCTAAACAAGGAATACAAAGCTAATAGAACACAAGAAAGACCTTCAATACTATCTCCTTTACATAAATGGGTTAAGAAAGAGTTTAACTCTTACTATACAAGTGGGTATGAAACTGATGATGTTGTAGCTACACTATGGAGACAATCTGTAGAAGAGTTAGGTATTGATAATGTAATTATATCTGCAAATGATAAGGACTATTTACAGTTCCCTTGTTGGTTCTTCGATATGTATAAAACAAGAAGAGAATTAACTAAGATAACTGAAGAGGAAGCTAACTACAATTTCTATCATCAGATGATAATGGGAGATACTGCTGACAATGTTAAATATTGCAAGGGGTATGGTAAAGCGAAAGCACACAAGATACTAAAGGGTTGTGTTACTGAATTTAGCTTGATTAGAGGTGTTTATAGCTTGTTTAAGGAGATTTATGATGATGAAGCTAAGGTTAAATATAAAGAGTGTAAGAAACTATTAAAATTAGATACAAATGTTCAGCAAATTAATGGAGGAAATTAGACCGAGACTTAAAGGTTCAAGAAGAAGTAACTACGAACACTTTAATAAGGATGAAAACAGAGTGTTAGTTATAGGGGATTTACATTCTCCATTTGATTTAGATAGTTACTTTGACTTCTGCTTAGAAACTTACAACAGGTACAACTGTAATAAGGTGGTATTTATTGGAGATATTATTGATTCACATTATAGTTCTTATCACGAAACTGATGCAGATGGTATGGGTGGTTCAGATGAATTGGAACTTGCTATAAATAGGCTTAAAAGATGGTATGAAGCGTTCCCTGATGCTGATATTACTTTAGGTAATCACGATAGAATTATAATTAGAAAAGCACAGACATCTAATATACCTAACAAATGGATTAGAGAGTTTGGAGAGGTTTTAGAAACTCCTAATTGGAACTTTGTAACAGATGTTTACTATGATGGTGTTAGGTATGTTCACGGAGATAAAAGTGGTAAACCAAGAATGTCTGCTAAAAGAGATATGGTAAGTACTGTTAGTGGACATTATCATACAGACTTCTATGTAGAGTGGATGTTTGGTAAGACAAGAGCAATCTTTGGAATGGCAGTAGGTTGTGGTATAGATAGTAAGTCTTATGCTATGGGATATATGCAAGGAGGTAAGAAGGAAGCTATTGGCTTAGGTATTGTATTAGGTGGTCATACTGCTTTTAATGTAAAGATGGAGTTGTAATGACAGAACAATCTACTGTAGATTTATTAAATAAGATTAAAGGTATTAACCTATCATTAGCATCGGACACTTATAGTTGTTACGATGCTTTTGACGTTAATTACATAGTTGAAATAAAGAATAGAAGAAAGTATTATTCTGATAAAATCATTGAAGCTATGAAGATGTATAGAAATTATCAAGAATCACAAATAAAGGGAAAGACGTTTTTATACGTTGTAGCAGACGAAAAAGGAATATGGGTATTCAATATATCAAAGAACATATCAACTATCGTTAAAACACCTGTAAAAGCCTTTAAATGTCCTAAGACTACAGATTTCAATGACAACAGTAAAATAGATAAGTATTCTTATGTACTACCTGAATCAATGGCTAAACACATAAAATATGACTCATAAGATTATATCCCCTCTATTTGTAACACTACCGAGAAAGACTGTAAAGGATAAGAGGATTGCTTTAAATATGAATACATATAGGAACTTACATCATCGAATAAGTAATGATGCTAAGAAAGCCTATTCAGAGACCCTTAGAGAGCAGTTAGAAGGCTTATCTATACAAACACCTGTTGAGGTAACTTATAAGGTCTATAAAGCCTCTAAAAGACGCTTAGACAAGATGAATGTGATTAGTGTAGTAAGTAAGTTTTTATTAGACTCAATTACTGATTATGGTTGTTGGGAAGATGATAACGATGATTATGTAAAGACAGAGACTATATTGCCTACAGAATTAGATAGAGAAAACCCAAGAGTAGAAATAATTATAAAAGAGATTTAATGTTAGAAAAATTAGCAGTTCATCAAGAGTTATGGATTAAGATGTTAGTGAATTTAGGATGTAAGTTAGATGTAGCTGAAGACTTGGTTCAGGATATGTATCTTAGGATGCATAGACTTGTTAAAGATGAGAGCAGGATTATGTACAAAGATGATATTAATAGGTACTTTGTATGGGTTACATTAAGGAACTTGTATTACTCTTATCTAAAAGATAAACGTAACAGTATTTTCTATGAGATATTAGAGAATGATGAGGTTGTTGAGAAGCAGTATGATGTGGAAGAAGATGATGCTTTTGAAAAAATAATGAGTCAAGTACAGGATATAACATCTGATTGGACTGTTTACGATAAGAGGTTATTTGAATTGTATTTTATACAAGGCTTATCTTTACGAGCTATATCTAAAGGAGCTAAGATAGGATTAACCTCTATACATAACTCTATACTAAACCAAAAAGCTATATTAAGAGAAAGTTTATCAGAAGATTTAATAGATTATTTTAACCAAGATTTTGACAAGATATGAAACCAGACAATTATTATTTAGAATTAGAAAAGAAAGGATACTATGAAACTATAGACAAGAGGTCTAAAGATTACAGAGAGTATAAGGAATGGAATAAGACTAAGGTGTCTAAGGATTATGAAGCACTTAAAGATAATGTTGCTAAGCAATCTGAAGGTATTGGAGATACGGTAGCTAAGATTACTAAAGCTACAGGAGTAGATAAGCTGGTTAAGTTTATAGCAGGAGAGGATTGTGGTTGTGATGATAGACAAGAGAAACTAAATAAGCTATTTACCTACAAGAAGATAAACTGTATCTCAGAAGATGATTATGTTTACTTGAGTGGTTTCTTAGAAGGTAATCCTCGTAAAACTACTTCTGAGCAAAGAATAAGACTAATATCTATTCATAATAACATATTTAATACCAATCAAAAAAACACAAGTTGTAAGCCTTGTATGATAGGAATTGTAAATAAATTGAAAAAGTACTTGGAAGTCTATAAATAGTTTTGTAGTTTTGCTTTAAATTAAATACATATATTATGAAGCAAAGCAAAGAAGATAAATTAACCAAGTTCTGGAATCACAGAATCAATCCTATTACAGGTTTGTTTGATGACAAGAGAATGCAGAATAAGAAAAAAATTAACAATAAACTACTGATTTATGAAAGTAATATTTGATGCAGATAGTTTAATCTATGCTTCTTGCTTTAAGAAGAAAGATAATAGAGAGTTTCCTGAAGACTTATTTGAGACAGATGTTGATGTTGCTTTCAATAAGTTTGAAGTTAGCTTTGAAAGGTTACTTGATTTCTTAGAAGAACAAGTTAATGTTAATGAAGTGGTATTCTGTAATGGCTCTAAAAACAACTTTAGGAAAGATATATCAGCTACCTATAAGTTAAATAGAACGCAGAAGAGACCAGAGATATTACCTCTACTTCACGATATGGTTAAACTTGAATACAATTCTATTTATGGAGATGGTGTAGAGACAGATGATGTTGTAGCTACATTATGGGCAGAGGAGGTAGAAAAGAATGGTATTGACTCTGTTATTATAATGTCTTTAGATAAAGACTACAAACAGTTTCCTTGTTGGTTTTACGACTACAACTATAAGAAAAGAGAGTTGGTTAAAATATCAGAGGAAGAAGCTAATAAAAACTTCTATTCTCAGATGATTGTAGGGGACTCAGCAGACAATATAAAGGTATGTAAAGGCTATGGTAAGGTTTATGCAGAAAAGTTGTTTAAAGACGCTAATAATAAGTATTCATTAATGAATAGAACCTATAGACTTTATAAGCAGGTTTATGGAGATGATGCAAAAGCTATGTTTAAACAAGCTAAATCATTACTAACACTAAAAACAGATTGTTATGAGAACATTAAGCGATGAGGATATAAGTACTGTTGAGTTATACTTCTCTAATGCAATTATAGAAATGCAAGAAGGCTTACCTAAATACATTTTAGAGGAGATTTTAGAGCATTATGAGGAGCAAGAGTTATACTTGGCTTGTGCTGGTATAAAAAAGGCTTTAGATTGGTATCAAACCAATACCTTTACTAAAGTATTACTTAAAATAGAAGAAATAAAAGAAAACAATAAATTAAACTAAAACAAAAAAGATGATAGATTACAAGAAAGAAACGGCAGATGAATTAGCAAAAGATTTTGAAGTATTAACAGGTATTGACTTAAATTCTAACTCAAGGAAGACTGAAATAATGATTACAAGAACTTTATTCTATAAAATACTAATAGATGTTAATTATATGAATGATAGAATGATTGCAGAATGGTTTGAATCAAGAGGTGTAAAAAGAAATAGAGCATCTATATTTCAAGCACTACAAAAAATAGGTATTTACTATAAAACATATTCATCATTCAGAGATTTTTATAATGTTTACTTTAATGATAAGGCTGAAGAGTTTTTTACAATAGAACAGACTCAAAAGAGAGCTTTAAAGGAATCTAAACGTAATTTACATATAAACTCATTAAAAATAAGTAAAGATGGCTTAGAATTGCTTATAGACACTATTCCAGAGGATAGAAGAGATGAGATACGTGAACTTATTACTATGAGGGTTAAATCTTGGTCTTGGAAGAGTAAAGATGAATGTCAAATAATAGAAGGGGAGTCTATATTAGAATTACATTAACTTATTAATAAATAAATTATGAGAGGTACACAAACACATTACGAAAATGGCAAAGATTATGACATTATAGATGTTATTAGAGATTATGACTTGAATTTCTGTAGAGGTAATATAATTAAGTATATTGCAAGAGCAGGAAAGAAAAACGATGAACTGCTTGACCTTATTAAGGCACAAGATTATCTCAATAGAGAGATAGAATTATTAAGGGAGGCTAATTAGCTTCCTTTTTTAGTTTAAGTGTTAAAGAAATGTTAAAATTTGTTAAAAAGTATTTCTAATCCAAAAAACTATTGTAGATTTGTCTCATAACAAAATAATATTAATAATTAAAAACAAAACAAAATGATTAATCAAGAAATTAAAAGAGGAGATTACAATGCTTATTATCCAATAAGTGAATTAAAGATGGCAACAGTAAATAGAGACACTGTTATTAAACACGCAGAAAACTTTAAATCAAAATTAAATGATTATGGTTGGATGATGCCTATTGTTGTATCTTCAAAAGGAGATGTTATAGAAGGGCATCACAGAATAGAATCTGCTAAACTTTTAAAACAGAAAACAATACCAGCTTATATAATTGAATGGGTTGATACTGCTAATAAATCAAAACATTTGAACTCAATTATAAGTTTAAACAATGGAAATAAGGCTTGGACTAATGCTGATTACTTGAAAGCATTTGCTAAAGAAAACGAAGAGTACAGTATTGTTTATGAGGCTTATTTAAGACATAATAAAATGTTATCTGTAGGTAATATTATTAATTGTTTTTTTGGTCAATTTAGTGCTTCAAGATTTAAGAAGGGTAACGCTAATATTAAAAATGAAGAATTAGCTTACTATTTACTTGAAAAATTATCTAATTTAGTACTAAAATACACAAAATCTAAGATACAGGCGTTTTCAATTAGAGAGTTGATTGCTATTGCTTA